TCATGAATTTGCAATGCTAATTGACTTCCTTCTAAAATTAAATCCATTGTTCCTTCTGGACATTGGGGAGCTACTAATAATCTCTGAGATTCTTCTGCTAATCTTTCAGTATGATTTTCAAATTCAAAACTTTTTATTACTTCCCACCCGCCTGTTCTATATTCACCAAAGGATTGTGGATATGAACGAATTTGAGTTTCTCCATCACCAACTGCTAACGATGAAATCCCTCCTCCAGACTCAATAATATTTTGATAAATTCAAGACTAAATTGATAATGTTAAATTCTTTGAATTTTTAATTTATGCTTAATGACTTTTTAAACGCCTATAAAGAGTTTTGGATTAAAGCTACAGACTTCAAAGGATTCACATCTCGATCGGACTGGTGGTTAGTTCAACTAGCGAATCTTATAATTTCTTTCTTAACTATCCCAATATTTTTAAAAACATTTGGTTTCAATGCTTATGGAATAGTTTGTATCATTCCTCAAGTAGCTATTGATATTCGAAGAATGAGAGATTTTGGCAAAGATTGGAAATGGATCTTTATTAATTTAATACCTATCTTCGGATGGATCTTGTGGTTCATCTGGTTAGGCTTTGGCAAGACTGGTAATGGAAGAAATAAACTTATATAGAAATTAACTCTTTATTTTTTTTTTTTAAAATCTACAAATCTTACCTTGTTTCTTAACTCTATTTGTTTTTCAAGAATTCTAAAAACATGCATCTCGCATTCTGTTAATTTAAGAAACTGATCTAGTGTATCTTTATCTTCTTCATCAAAATTCTCGAAAACTTCTGAAATAGCAGTACTATTTCTAGAAATAAAATCCTCTGCTACATCTCGTGGATTCTTGCCTGATTCGAAATCCTGAAAAGCTTCATAAGAATTAAGTTCTCTCGTTAACCATTTAAACCATGGTTCACTTTTATTATGTTTTTCATTTATGATTTTTTTCATAATAAAATTTTCACTAGATTAATCATTATTAGTTATTCATCGTTTGACAGCTGTACAATTACTTATTTTCAAAATAAATAGCCTAATTACCCATAAAACTTCTTAGAAAATAAGTATTTATTACTCATTTTTTGTTTATTTGATAGCTAAAATTTGTTTTTCATAAAGAACATTGTCAATTCCATTTTATGACTTTCCATCATCTCCAATTTTAATTATGAAAACAAGAGATCTAGACACACTACTCGAAAATGAGTATCCTTACGAACCACCTATTCAATTAATCGAAATGTCACACCACAACACCAACCCAATCTTTACACATGAAGCAGAACGTTTTAACGGCTGGGCAGCGATGCTTGGCTTTGTTGCTGCTGTCGGTGCCTATGTCACCACTGGTCAGATTATCCCCGGCGTATTCTAAGCCGAGGCAAATTCCTCCATATAAGTGGAAGATGACTTGCTTTGATTTTCAACAAGCAAGATACAAAGTTCTTTTGGATGCAGAACTTCCTATGAAAGAAAAATATAAAGTCATCCAATTTTTCCTCTCTAAAGTCGAAGAGGAATGCGACAACATACATTCAAGTTAAAATCAAATGGCAGCAATCTCATTACAAAGAGACACTACTACCAACTGGGAGAAGTTTTGTAACTGGGTTACTAGCACAGACAACCGCCTATACGTAGGTTGGTTTGGTGTGTTAATGATTCCATGCTTACTAACTGCTACCACATGTTTCATACTCGCCTTTATCGCAGCACCACCAGTAGATATAGATGGCATACGTGAGCCAGTTTCCGGCTCGTTATTATACGGAAACAATATTATATCAGGAGCAGTCGTCCCCTCCTCAAACGCAATCGGACTACATTTCTACCCTATTTGGGAAGCCGGAACCTTAGACGAATGGTTATATAACGGCGGACCATATCAACTCATTGTCTTTCACTTCTTAATAGGAGTAGCAGCATACGCTGGTAGACAGTGGGAACTATCATACAGACTAGGTATGAGACCATGGATATTTGTGGCATACACAGCTCCATTGTCAGCAGCTCTAGCTGTATTCTTAGTTTATCCATTTGGTCAGGGTTCATTCTCTGACGGTATGCCTTTAGGAATCAGTGGAACATTCAACTTCATGTTTGTCTTCCAAGCAGAACACAACATTCTTATGCACCCATTCCATATGCTCGGCGTTGCAGGCGTCTTTGGTGGTGCTTTGTTTGCTGCTATGCACGGAAGCCTTGTTACTTCCTCAATCATTAGGGAGACCACGGAAGACGTTTCACAGAACTATGGTTACAAGTTTGGTCAAGACGAGGAAACATATAACATTGTAGCTGCACATGGCTACTTTGGTAGACTCATTTTCCAATATGCCTCTTTTAATAATTCTCGTAGCTTACATTTCTTTTTGGCTACTTGGCCCGTGGTTGGCATATGGCTCACCTCGATGGGAATTTGCACCATGGCTTTCAACCTTAACGGCTTTAACTTTAATCAGTCCGTCGTTGACGTTAACGGCAAGATCATTCCTACATGGGCTGATGTATTAAACAGAGCTAACTTAGGCTTTGAAGTAATGCACGAGCGTAATGCTCACAACTTTCCACTTGACTTAGCATCATCTGAGTCAACACAAGTCGCCTTAACTGCACCAGTTATAGGCTAAGAACTATATCCACCCACACCCCATGAATTATAATGCTGAATGTTTATTCCCAAGTCTACTACATCTGGTAGAAACAGAAGTAGATTCACTCCTTAAACTTTACTGTCTAGAAGCACGACAAGCAGACCCTGTGGGTGTCCAAGCAAGTAATAGTGGAGGCTGGCAATCAAAGGGAAATAAAAATAATAGTTTAATTACAGATAGCTTATATAACTTATTTGATAATTCTATTAATAAAGTTTTTCAACAGAAGTTACAGATTGTAAATCACTGGATAAACATTAATGGTCCTAATACTTATAACATTAGTCACGATCATCCAATGAGTGATTTGGCTGGAGTTTATTATGTTAGTGTCCCAGAAAATTCTGGTGATATTTACTTTCAGAACCCACAATGTTTTGTGGCACATTCTGAGTTGAACGCATATAATATAGAAGCTCGTCAGTATTTAAGACAAGAGCTACAGAAGTATATCGAACCACAAGATGGTTTATTGTTATTATTTCCAGCATATTTACAACATGGAGTTACGGTTAATCAATCTAACGAAGATAGAATTTCCGTATCTTTTAATATAAAATTAATTTAAACACCACGTCCGTTCATCGCTTTGCGACGCATGCAATCTAGTCATGGAACGGGGGCTAGGTATCGGAGGAGACTATGACAGTAACTTACGTTTACCGTGGTGTTGTTTATACTAAAATTGTTAAGTAATGGCACATCAAAGCTCGGTTATGAGAGCAGCAGTCACAAGGTTAACACCTGAGACATACCCTGCTCCAGAACCAGAAAACAAAACTGAAGAAAAGAAAGAAGATGCTCAACTAGAGACTCCTTCTTACTAAACAGCCGGGGAGCACCTCAGAGTCGGACTCCCCTGCCATTGGCATTTGCCCGGTACGCCGGATACCTCATGCCGTCTAGACGGTGGGATAGACCACGAAAAAAATCTCGAGAAAAAAATTAGTACTAAGCAATATAAATCTTTACTAATCCATATCAATGGCTCAACAGAATAGTACGTTGACCACGGCTCTTACACGCCCGGGTCAACTGAATAGTGCAAACGACGCACGTGCACTATATTTAAAGCTGTTCAGTGGAGAGATGTTTAAAGGCTTCCAGCACAATGCAATCGCTAGAGACCTTGTAATGAAGAGAACACTTACAAACGGTAAGTCACTTCAGTTCGTCTACACTGGACACACAAAAGCTGAGTACCACGTACCCGGCAACAGCATACTAGGTAACGACGATGGTGCACCTCCAGTAGCTGAAAAAACCATAACATGCGACGACCTATTAATATCTAGTGCATTCGTATATGAGCTAGATGAGACACTCGCACACTATGAATTGAGAGGAGAAATATCTAAGAAGATTGGATATGCTCTTGCACAAAAATACGATAGACTAATCTTTAGAGCTATCGCTAAAGGTGCTAGACAAGCTTCTCCAGTTTCTAAAACAAACTTCGTCGAGCCCGGCGGTACACAGATCAGAGTAGGTACAGGTAACGCTACAGAAGCTTACGATGCTGCTAAATTAGTAGATGCTTTCTATGATGCTGCTGCTGCTCTTGACGAAAAAGGAGTTAGCTCTGACGGCAGAGTAGCCGTTCTAAACCCTCGTCAATACTACAGTCTTATCAACACTGT